GGTTGCAGTAGCCCCAAACAGAGGTGGTACTGGCGTAGCAAATAACACAGCCAGCACGATTACGATTTCCGGGGCATTTGGAACTACGCTTACTGTTTCCGGCACAACCGCTCTTACGTTGCCTACGACGGGAACATTATCAACTCTTGCCGGGACTGAGACGCTAACAAATAAGCGCATAACCCCACGGGTTAGCTCTGCCGCAAACATTACCTCGCCGCTTGCGTGGAACAGCGACAATTTTGATCAATATGCGTCAACCGCTCAATCAGAAGCGTTAACGATCAGCGCCGACGCTGGAACCCCAACGGACGGTCAGAAGATGATCTTTCGGTTTGAAGATAACGGCACCGCAAGAGCTTTGACTTGGACTACCGGAAGCTCAAAATCATTTCGCGCTGTTGGGATTACTTTGCCAACAACTACAGTGGCAAGCAAAACTTTGTACGTTGGCTGTGTGTACAATTCCGCTGACTCTCGTTGGGATGCAATAGCAACGGCGCAAGAAGCATGACGAATATTCCCCCAACGTATACCTTCCTTTACGATAAGGTAAGGTTCTCGGTCTACCACGCGAACACGGGGGAGGGTCTTCCCTGTCATGAGCACACGTTCGCTCATCTGACTATGTGCGTTGCTGGTCAAGCCGCCATCCGTAAAGAAGACCTTTACAAGGAGATGGACAAAGACACTGTGCCCGTGATCCTCAAAGAGAACGAGTGGCATGAGGTCGAGGCGCTAGTTGACGACACTATATTTATTAACGTGTTCCCTTCCAAGGAGCAAGAATGACAACGTGTGTTCTGTTCAATGACAAGGGTGAATTTCAGGGGATGATTGTTGCCGAGCCAACAGATTGGGTTGAAGAGGGCTGGCGATTAGAGGTTGTTCCAGAGGGCCACACTTGGGGCGGCAAATCTATTGTCACGGATGAGGAATATCTGGCAATCATAAGCAAACAAGTTAAGCCGGAAGTTATCTAGTGCCTACTCTCACTCAAGTTATTACTTCTGGCACGACTTGGACGGTTCCGGCAGGAGTTACGTCGGCTACTGTTGAGTGCATAGGTTCTGGCGATCTTGGCGGTGGCGCGTATGCTAAAACAAACTCGGTGTCTTTGACACCCGGCGCAACTGTTTATATTAGAATTAACGCCGGGGGTTCTTCTGGACCAACTTGGTTTAATAAAACGGCCAATACCGCGCCGACATCGGGGCAGACTGATCGTGGAGCACTTGCCGCCAGCGGCGACGGAACTTCTCAAATAGGGGGGTTTTTTCAGGCCCCCGGTGGTCAGGCTTCAAATTCCGTTGGAGATGTTAGGTACTCTGGGGGAGCGGGGAGATATTACCAAGATTTACAGTACTGCTCCGGGCTTGAGGAGTTCATCCTTGTTACCAACAGGTATTGTTGCGGCGGTGCGGCGGGACCAAATGGTAATGGCGGAAGCGGGCTTCTTTCCAGTACTGGCAGTGGCGGTGGTGGAGCTAATGGAGGCTCTAGCGCTACTAATAATAATGGAGGGAACAACAGATTTGGTGTTGGAGGGGGTGTTGATGGCGGGGCGGCGGCTTTTGACGGCGGGGGTGGAGACGTTTCTCGAACTGGAAGCTATGAAGCCATTTATACCGACTCTACTTCTGGTCTGACGTATGGTCCTGCCGGAGGATCTGGTCCGGGGTCAGTTGCCCCAGTTCGTGGTGCAGGCGGCGGAGCCAATAGTGGGAGCGGAAGAAATGGACTTATTGTTGTTACTTACGAATCATCTGGACCTGCTTCAACCGGCAACATGCTGATGCTTTTTCAATAATGCTCGTCTTGGACTTTTGATTGCGTTACTATCTAGCAACGTATAAACTATAGTAATATCATGGCTAAATCTCCTGCATGGCAAAGAGCAGAAGGAAAGGACCCCAAGGGGGGCCTGAACGCGAAGGGGCGTGCGTCCGCGAAATCACAAGGGATGAATCTAAAGCCACCCGCCCCGAAACCAAAAACGAAAGAAGACGCCGGGAGAAGGAAGAGCTTCTGTGCGAGAATGGAAGGCATGAAGTCGAAACTTACTTCCTCCAAAACAGCCAAAGACCCAAACAGCCGGATTAACAAAAGCCTTAGGGCGTGGAACTGTTAAGATGGAACACACGATCTGGAACGCAGTTCTTTCGGTAGGTGTCAGTGTTGTTGGGTTCTTCCTCAAGAGCATGTATGACGAGATAAAACGCCTTCAAGTGCTGATTAACAAGACCCGCGAAGAAGTTGCCAAAGATTACGTGACCAAGTCACAGCTAGACGCAGACATCAACCGCATCTTTGACCGCCTTGACAGGCTTGAATCTAAGATCGACCGGCTGGTAGAGAAGCATGCCTAGTACTTCAAAGAAGCAGCACAATTTCATGGAGGCTGTAGCCCACAGCCCCAGCTTTGCCAAAAAAGTTGGTGTATCCCAGTCCGTGGGCAAGGACTTCTCAGCGGCTGACAAGGGTCGTAAATTTTCAAAAGGTGGTGATATGAAGAAAGGTTACGCAGACGGCGGTATGCCTATGGTCAACAAGGGCGGCAAAATGGTTCCCAGTTTTGCGGCTGATGGCGTAGGTAAAATGGCTAAAGGCGGCATGGCCGAGTCAAAGAAAATGGTGGGCAAAGAAGTAGCTTTCATGAAGAAGAAGGGTGCTCCTGCCGCTATGATCAAGCATGAGAAAGCCGAGATGATGGGCATGAAGAAAGGTGGCGGCGTCAAGAAAATGGCTGCTGGCGGGTCTGCTTCTTCGCGTGCAGATGGCTGCGCCATTAAAGGCAAAACCAAAGGTAGAATGCTTAAAAACGGCGGCGCCTGCTAATCATGGCCAAGAAAGAAGTTGTCAGCAAGGCTGAACTTGAGGCTTCGGACTACACGAATCTTCGAGACTACTTGAATGCCAAGCGCGGGCTTACTCGCAAGGGTGGTGAGGCTCCTGAATATAAACCGGGACGTATGCCTGCGCCCCCGTCTACTAGGGAGCCTAAAGACTACACGGTTGCTTCGGCAGGCATGCAGTCTCCCGACATGATGGAATCACTGCGCCAAGGGTACGCCGAGTTGCCTGTACGGGAAGCAAAGCAAAAAGACGAACCGTCCTTTGCGGAAAAGTATTTGGGGCGCCCCAATAAAGAAGAACGTGCTGCTAACCGGGAAGGCGCGCGCAAGTTCATCAAAGACAAGTTGGGCTTCAAAAAAGGCGGTTCAGTGTCTTCTGCTTCTAAACGTGCAGATGGTTGCGCCACCAAAGGCAAGACCAAAGGCCGGTTTGTATGAGAGCCAGTCGCGGCATGGGGGACATCAACCCTAAGAAGATGCCGGGTGCAAAGCGCAAGGCACGCCGCGACGATACTGACTTTACGCAGTACAAGGATGGCGGTAAGGTGAATGCCGCAGGTAACTACACGAAGCCGAGTCTGCGTAAACGGATTGTGTCTCAGGTAAAGGCGGCAGCAACGCAAGGCACGGGTGCAGGTCAGTGGTCAGCCCGTAAAGCTCAGCTTGTTGCCAAGAAGTACAAAGCTGCTGGTGGAGGGTATCGAGATTGAAGCCCCCACAGCAATCCCTCAAAGACTGGGGCGACCAGAAGTGGCGCACCAAGAGTGGCAAGCCGTCAAGTAAAACCGGAGAGCGGTATCTGCCTGAGAAGGCGATTGCAAGTCTTAGCCCTTCTGAGTATGCTGCAACGACCAAAGCCAAGCGCGCAGGCAAAGCCGCAGGTAAACAGTTTGTGGCGCAGCCAAAGTCTGTAGCTAAGAAAACCGCTAAATTTAGATAAGGTGAGGAAATAATGGGCGGCGCATCAGGAACAGGATTTGGGGGTTCGGCAGGCCAAGCAACACAAGGCGGTCAGCAAGGTGGCTTTGGCGGTCAGCAAGGTGGCTTTGGCGGTCAGCAAGGTGGCTTTGGCGGTCAGCAAGGTGGCTTTGGTGGTCAGCAAGGTGTCTTTGGTAGTTTTGGCGGTGGGCAGCAAGGTGGCTTTGGTGGTCAGCAAGGTGTCTTTGGTAGTTTTGGCGGTGGGCAGCAAGGTGGCTTCGGTGGTCAGCAAGGCGGCTATATCGGTATTGACCCAGTACCACAGTTTCAGAACCCGTACGGTCCGACGATATACAACCCGTACTCCCCGGCAGACCAGCGCCAGTTTGGGTTCCAGACACCGTTCCAACAACAGCAACAGCAGTTTGGGCAAAGTGATGGTTTCCCAAACCAGCAGCGGCTAGCGCAATACCAGCAGCAAAAAGCGGCAATGGGCAATCAAATGAACCCAGAGCAGCAGCAGTTTGGACAACCGGGAATAGGTCTCCCCCCGCATGAGCAAGGGTTAGGGGGTCGCGGCGGATTGCAGCGAGTCAACAGTCCGGGTATGCCCGGTACGAGCCGCTATACAGATTTTTATAACCAGGCTGTTTTCATATCACAACCGCCGTCTGGACAACGTGATGGTTTCCCAAACCAGCAGCGGCTAGCGCCAAACCAACAGCAGCAAGCACTGTCCCAACAAGAAGCGATGCGCGGCATGCTCAACGGCACCCCGCAACAACCCCAGCGCCCAGCGTTCTTAGATAACCCAGAGTATCAGGGGTATCAAAAGCAGGCCGAGGGGTTGAACCAGCAGATTAATGATTACGTGACGCAATCGCCCATGTATCAGCAGTTGCAAAATCCACAGGGCAATCAGAATCAGCGCGAAGATCTTAATCGCCAAATGGACGCTTACGTGAAGCAATCGCCCATGTATCAGCAGTTGCAGGATCTACAGGGCAAAATGCGGGGTTTTCAGGATTCGCAGCAACCACAGCCAGAACCTGTATCAAATAATCAAGACATGGTGTTTCGTCCGGCAGTCATGCCGCCCCCTGAGAGTGTTGCCGAAGAATACAACCCGGCGCAGCAGACGCAAGGTCAACAGCAGTTGGAACAGCGGATGCTAGAGAACAACCGGCGGGTTATGCAACAAACGCCGCAGGAGCGGCAGCGCATCCAACAGGAACTTATGTTTAACCCGCTGAACAGGAATCAACAGCAGCAAACGGGGTTTGGGCAGTTAATGGGCGGGCCGATGGGCGGGCTACTAAACAGGCCGCGTCAAGGCCCCGGTCCGGGGCAGTTTGGTTATAACGGTGCGCCCCAAATGAATCCGTACCAGCAGAGCGTCTATCAGTACAATCTCCAGAATCCAAACAATAGAAACCCATACACGCGACAGCCACCAAGCCCGCAAGAGCTACAGTACGACAGGCAACCACGCGGAATGACTATGGATATGCCGCAACGGTACGGCAGGCAACCATCACCACCGCCCAACCCATACCAAATGTATGGCGGATTGGGGGGCTTGTTTAATATGCAGAACGCATTCACACAACAGCCGCAGCAAAGTACGCAAGCGCAAATAAACGACGCAAACCGGCAGTTCCTGAAACGGGGGGAAGAGCTTGCCCCGAAACAAACGCCCCGAAGAAACCCATTTCAACAACCAGAAGAACGGCAAGATTTCCGGCCTGACTTCTCCGCTGGAGGCGCCTAATGGCAAACACTTCCGGCCAAACCTCGTTTAACCTCGACTTGACGGAACTGGTCGAGGAAGCTTTCGAGCGTGCTGGCTCGGAGTTGCGCACGGGTTACGATCTTCGTACCGCGAGGCGGTCGCTCAACCTCATGTTTGCTGACTGGGCAAACCGTGGCATCAACATGTGGACGTTTGAGCAGGGCACGATTACTTTGGTGCCGGGACAGAACACGTACCCACTACCCAACGACACAGTTGATTTGCTTGAGCACGTGATCCGCACGAACGCCAACAGCGCATCCAACCAGTCCGATCTGACAATCACCCGCATCAGCGTATCAACATACGCCACGTTGCCAAACAAACTGACTCCCGGTCGCCCAATTCAGGTTTGGATTCAGCGATATAACGCGCAGACCTCCCCTGTGTCTGCCACGCTGAGCACATCAATCAACAGCACAGACACAACTATTACGGTCAGTTCAACCGTAAACCTACCCGCTACTGGGTTTGTGAAGATTGATTCTGAGATCATCAACTACGGGTACATCATTGTCAACACGCTGTACAACTGTTTCCGTGCGCAACAAGACACAACCGCAGCGGCACACACGGCAGGTGCCGTGGTTTATTGGCAACAGGTTCCTGCTATCACAGTTTGGCCGACACCGGACAACACTAGCACGTATCAGTTTGTTTACTGGCGTATGCGCCGCACTCAAGATGCGGGCGGCGGCGTCAATGTCATGGATGTGCCGTTTCGATTTGTTCCGTGCATGGCTGCGGGGCTTGCCTACTACGTGGCGCTGAAAATTCCAGATGGCATCAATCGGCTTGAAGTATTAAAAATGCAGTACGACGAAGCTTGGGAGTTGGCTGCACAAGAAGATCGGGAGAAAGCGGCGGTTCGTTTGGTCCCTCGGCAAATGTTTATTGGTTATGGTCCGTAAATGGGCAACAGGTTTTCGTCTGGCAAGAATTCGATTGCCGTATGTGACAGATGCGGGTTTGAGTTTAAGCTGGGATTACTCAAGAAAGAAGTAATCAAGACTAAGGTATACAATCTTCTTGTTTGCCCTAGTTGCTGGGACCCCGATCATCCGCAGTTGCAGCTTGGCATGTATCCTGTGGACGACCCACAGGGTGTGCGCGATCCGCGCAAAGATAACAGTTATCAAGTGTCTGGTCCTTTGGCGGACGGATATGCGGGGGGTGGTAGCCGAGTGTTTCAGTGGGGGTGGAACCCGGTTGGTGGGGCACGTTCTTTTGATACTTTGCTTACGCCAAACAACTTGGTTTTACAGGTGCAATTGGGTACAGTTACGGTTGTGACGACATAGGAGTCATCATGGACAAGAAGATGGTAAAGACTATTGCGGACACAGAAGTCCGTGCGCACGAAAAACGGATGCACAAAGGCGTCAAAAAGATGAAGGCCGGTGGCCCCACTACGGACGACCGTATGAAGTATGGGAAGAATCTGTCCCGTGCAATGAACCAAGGTAGCAAATAATGGCTAAGTTCAGCATGAAACAAGGCGGCAAGGAAGTCGGCCCCGCTTCCGTTTACGCAGAACCGCACGACATGACGGGCAAAGCCGGGACCGATCTGAGCAACAACGGCTATGGCACCAACGCCAAGCGTGAAAAGCTTGAGGATATGGCTGTTAGTCTTGGTGCTGCACGCAGCAAACCGTACGCCGAAGTTAAGACAACGGGTATCAAAACCCGTGGTAATGGCTGCGCTACTAAAGGCACGATGGCTCGGGGACCAATGGCGTGAATTATGCTGCGCTTGTAACTGCGGTTTCCGACTATACGGAGAACACGTTCCCGACTGCAAACATGAATACGTTCATTGAGCAGGCGGAACAGCGCATTTACAACACGATTCAGTTTCCCTCAATACGTAAGAATGTGACGGGTGTAACGGCGGCAGGGAACAAGTACCTTGCTTGCCCTAGTGATTTTCTGTCGGTCTACTCTATGGCTGTTTACCCGACAGGTGGGGAATATTCGTATCTGCTAAACAAGGATGTTAACTTCATCCGCGAAGCGTACCCGCAGCCAACTGACACGGCGCTGCCAAAGTACTACGCTTTGTTTGGGCCACAGTCTTCATTGCTAACGGAGTTGACCTTCATTCTGGGACCTACGCCGGACGCCATCTATAACGTAGAATTACACTACTTCTACTACCCGGAGTCTATTGTTACGGCGGGGACAAGTTGGTTGGGCGATAACTTTGATACGGTATTGCTGTACGGCACAATTGTAGAAGCGTACACCTACATGAAGGGTGAACAGGACATGATGGCGTTGTACGACGGCAAGTATAAGGAAGCACTGGCGCTTGCCAAGCGGTTGGGTGACGGACTTGAGCGCCAAGATGCGTACCGTTCTGGTCAATACAGACAGCCGGTGACTTGATGGCATTTACGGGTAATTGGACAACCAACACGTTTAAGACTGGGCTTCCTAGCGGGACGTTCAACTTCAATACGGGCACGACGCAAGTCTTCAAGATCGCGTTGTACACCAACGCCGCCACACTAAACGCTGAAACCACCGCATACACACCTACTGGGGAAGTTGTTGCTTCCGGGTATACCGCTGGTGGGTTGACGCTTGTTATTAGTCAGGTCCCTACTGTGGGTGCTACCGGCACGACTGCGTACTGGTCATTTAATAACGCCGTCTGGACTACTGCGGTTACTGCGCGGGGGGCGTTGATCTATTTGGCAAACGGGACTACAAATCCCGCCATTTGTGTGTTGGATTTTGGTGCAGATAAAACTTCAGCCACTACGTTTACTGTTCAATTCCCCGCCGTTACTAACACTTCGGCAATTATTAGGATCGTATAATCATGGAAAAAATGCTTGCATCTGGTCGCTTCCACGTTCTTTGCTATGACGAAGACGGCAACCTCAAATGGGAAGAGGGTAATGACAACTTAGTTGTTAATACTGGTATCCAGTATATGGCTGGTACTGCGCTGACTAGCGTTACTCAGGTCACCACTTGGTATCTTGGTCTTGTAACAGGGCCGGGATCGGGTACTACGTTTGCTGCTGGTGACACGATGTCAAGCCACGGTGGTTGGACTGAGTTTGTTGGTTATAGTCAAGCTAACCGAGTAACGGCTGCGTTTGCCACTGCAACTACGGCAAACCCTTCGGTTGTTACTAACTCTGCATCTGTTGCGGTGTTCAGTATCAACGCTGGCGGCACGGTGGCTGGAGCGTTCTTGACCAGTAACAACACCAAGTCGGGTACGACTGGAACGCTGTTTTCTGGCTCGGACTTTACTGGCGGCGACCGCACGGTTGTTAACGGCGACACTCTCAACGTCACCTACACGTTCAGCTTGACTGCAACTTAATCGGGGGCTGTGTTTCCAGCGGGGGAGCAGGAATGACAACGTGCGTGCTGTTTAACGACAAGGGCGAGTTTGTTAACCTGATTGTTGCCGAGCCAACGGATTGGGTTGAGGAAGGCTGGCGGTTAGAAGAAGTGAAGCCGGGGTATGTCTGGACCGGCAAAGCAATCATGACGGTTGAAGATGCTATTGCAGCTAGAAACAAACAAGTCACGCCGGAAGTTATTTAATGCCCACCGTAACCATTGCCCTTACGTCCGGTACGCGCTGGAGGGTTCCAGTTGATTGCACATCTGCGACTATTGAGTGTATTGGCGGTGGCGGAATTGGCGGTGCTGCATATTCAAAGACCAACGCTGTTACGTTAAATCCACTTTCACTTGTTTTTATTAACATTGGAGGCGGAGGAACGATTAACAGCTCTGATGCTGGTGACACTTGGTTTAACAAGGCAACTAATGCCGCACCAAGTTCAACCACAAACGGAACTTTGGCAAAAGGAGCACCGGGCCTACCGGGGTGCATGGGCGAAGTTTCATCGCCGGGAGGGCAATCTTCCGGCTGCGTTGGCGATACTAAATACTCTGGCGGCAGCGGTTTTGGCGGTTTTTCTGTTTGTTTTGAAACCGGGAATGAATGGACTATTTACGGAACCGGCGGTTCTGCTGGGCCAAGCGGCGCTGGGGGTAACGGTTTACAAAGTGGCAGTCTGGGTGCTGGCGGCGGGGGCGGTGCAAACGGTGGCAGTTCTGCGACCAACATCAATGGCGGCAATAATCGTCTAGGCACGGGCGGGGGCACTGGGGGGTCAACCGGGGCGAACGGAACTAATGGGGGTGGAGGCGGGGGTTCTTCGTCTGTGGGTACGCCCGGAGGGGCGGGTAGTGCTGATTTGATTTGGACAGACTATCTGGGAAACACCTACGGACCAGCCGGTGGCGGCGGCGGCTACATTAGACGAAATTTTTCAGTTCCTGAATACGGCGTTAATGGCGTTAACTACGGCGGCGGCGGCGCTGTTGGCGGTCAGGGTCTTATCATCGTTACCTACACCCCGGTAGTGACGATTGGCAATTCGTACACAGAAGTATTGAATGAGTCTGGTTCTACCGATATTAGTACGCCAAGCCGTTGGCGTATTCCTTATGGCGTAGATACTGTAACCGTTCACGCAATTGGTAGTGGTGGAGTAGGACCTAGTGTTTCGCTTTATGGTGGCGGCGGGGGCGGAGCATATGCTGGTTCAACAATAGTTAACGTAAGCGCATTAAATAATACTGGTGCTTACTATTTAAATTACTATACAGATAGTTTTGCAGGGGGTTCAAGTGCTTGGTTTAATAAATCAGCTAGTTCGCCCCCAAGTACTGCCACTGATGGAGTTTTTGCTCAAGGCGGGGGGGCTATTTCTATTCCTATTGGGGTTGGAACCTCAGGAGGAGACGCCGCATCTTGCGTAGGGGAAGCAGGTCGGGTTTTTTCTGGTGGTCTTGGCGCTCAAGGCGGCGGTACAACAATCAGAAAAACCGGGGGCGGCGGCGGCGCTGCCGGTCCGTCTGGCAACGGCAAACGTGGGGGCTTTCCGTTTTCTACAGCAAACTCTTCTGGTTCATCCGGCGGCGGGGGTGGTTCAAACGGAGGCTCTTCTACGGCGGGAGTCGACTCTTCTAGCGCAACGGTTGCGGGTGCTGGGGGCGCGGGTAATGGGGGTTCTGGCGGCGGGGCGGCTGCAACCGCATCAACTAATGCTGGAAACGGAACAAACGGCGGCGGCGGTGGTGGCGGCAAAAACACCAATGGCACGTTCCTTAACGGCGGCAACGGCGGCACACAAAATATTTGGACCGACTCAGGAACAGGCAACCAGTACGGTCCCGGCGGTGGGGGTGGTGGTGCTGCTGCAACCAACACATCCAATATCGGAACACCGGGAAGAGGCGGTCAGTGGGGTGGCGGAGCGGGTGGGTTTTTTAGCAGTAATCCAAGACCGGGATTCCCCCTAATCGTCCTCCAATACACCATAACCAAAGCCGTTCCGGCAGAAGACGATTTAATATCCGAGGCTTCTTCTGGTGCCGATTCTGTATCTGCTGCGTTAACAATCGCTTCGTCTGTCTCCGAATCCGCGTCGGGTGCGGATGCTATCACCAGCACTGTCACGTTCAGTTTGAGCGTAGACGAACTAGCTTCTGCTTTAGATGCAATTAACGGCGGCAATTCATTTAGCGGCAGCGTTCTTGAGTCGGCGGCGGGGGCGGATGTAGCAAACTCTGTTGCTTCTTTTATTGGGACGATTGCAGAAACCGCCGCTGGGCTGGATGCCGTGTCCGGTAATTTTTTATTTAGTGTAACCGTTACCGAAACGGCGAGTGGTGTTGAGGATGTCTCCGCTACAGCCACGTTTAGCCTAGACATTGCCGAAACGGCGGCTGGGGCGGACGCCATAAGTAATACCGGCACGTTCAACATTGCTGTATCTGAGTCGGCCACTGGCGTTGACTCCATCAGTTCGATTGCCGATACAGCCGTAAGCATTGCCGAAACCGCTGCGGGCGCAGACCTTGCTGTTGCCAATATCCTGTTTACTTTGGTCGTATCTGAGTCGGCTTCGGGTGCAGACGCTAGTGCCGATACCTTAGCCTATAGCGCAATCATCAACGAGATCGCTTCTGGTTTAGATGCGCTTGGTATCAACGGCACGTTTAACATTGCAATTGTAGAATCCGCAGCAAGCCAAGACGCAATATCAAACATTGGTTCCTTTAATATTGCTATTACAGAAGCATCCACCGGAAACGCGGTGTTGACCGCAAGGTTGTTGTGGGAACCGATTGACGATTCGCAAACACCGAACTGGACTACAATCACTAATACGCAGAACCCCAACTGGGTTCCAATTACGACACAGTAAAGGACGAACATGGCAACTTCATACACCAACCTCTTAGGACTCGCGCTTCCGGTGCAGGGGGAGTTGTCGGGTGTTTGGGGCGATACAGTCAACAACTACATCACGACCTATCTTGATTCAGCGATTGCGGGGTCGAATGCAATTGCATTGTCAGCGGACACGGCGCTAACAAAAACAACTGACGCGAGTCTTACTGGATCATCATCGCAGTACGCCATCCTAAACGTGACCCCCAGCGCGAACGGGTTTACGTTGACCGTCCCTGCGGCAAGCCGAGTCTACGTTGTTAACAACTTGTCGGGCACCTTCAGCTTTTCGTTCAAAGCACTGGGCGGGGCAAGCGTAACAATCGCCGCCAGTGAAAAAGCAGTAATGGCTTGGAACGGGTCAAATTTTATCAAGATCGCGTCCAGCATACTCTCCAACCTGACGGGGATTGTTCCAGCAGCAAACGGTGGAACCGGGGTGGCAAACAATGCCGCCAGCACGATTGCTATTTCAGGAGCTTTTGGCACAACGCTTACTGTTTCTGGGACAACGGCACTTACCCTGCCAACTTCGGGAACGCTTGCAACACTTGCTGGTACAGAGACTCTAACCAACAAGACTCTTACTGCCCCCACATTAACTGCCCCGGTACTGGGAACTCCTGCCAGCGGCACATTAACTAATGCAACTGGTTTGCCGCTGACCACGGGCGTTACAGGAACTTTACCTGTCGCCAACGGCGGCACTGGGCTTACGGGAGGTACTTCTGGCGGTGTTCCTTATTACTCAGCAACCAACACATTAGCCTCTAGTGGGGCGTTGGGTGTAAACGGCGTGGTGTATGGAGGTGGTGCGGGGGCTGCGCCGTCAACAACTTCGGCGGGTTTAAACAACCAAGTATTTTTGGGTAATACCGGATCGCCTCCTTCTTGGGGGCAAGTTAATTTAGCAACTGCCGTAACTGGGAATTTGCCGGTTACTAATTTAAACAGTGGAACCAGCGCCTCTTCGACCACATTCTGGCGCGGCGATGGTACGTGGGGCACGCCTGTTAATTCAGGTGGTACGGTAACCGGGGTTACCGCAACCGCACCAGTTGCATCTAGCGGAGGAACTGCTCCAGTTATTAGCCTCAATGTGGGTTATGGAGACACGTTAAACCCGTACGCCAGCAAGACGCAAAACTACGTTCTGGCTGCGCCAAACGGCACAGGCGGAGTTCCCACATTCCGGGCGCTTGTTGCCGCCGACATCCCAACCCTGAATCAAAACACAAATGGAACTGCGGCGGGATTGTCTGCAACTCTTGTAGTAGGTAGCGGCGGGACAGGCGCAACGACGTTGACTGGGGTACTAAAAGGTAACGGGACATCTGCTTTCACAGCGGCAACCGCAGGGACTGATTACGTTGCGCCGGGGACGGCCACTTCGTTCACGGCAAGACAGACTTTTAGCGGGTCGTCTAGCGTCCTTGCATCTGTGTTCACTAACATGGCCGAGGTTGCTACCGTATCCGCCACCGCCGCTACAGGCACGATCAACTACGACATCACAACGCAGTCGGTCCTGTACTACACCAGCAACGCCTCGGCTAACTGGACGGTGAACTTTAGGGCTTCCAGCGGGACAACTTTAGATTCGGCAATGTCAACCGGCCAATCGTTGACCGCTGCTTTTCTTGTGACGCAAGGATCTACGGCTTACTACAACAGCGCGGTGCAGGTTGATGGGGCTTCCATAACCCCAAAGTGGCAGGGTGGAACAGCGCCATCATCTGGGAACGCTAGTAGTATTGACGTTTATACATACACCATCGTTAAGACCGGGGCAGCGGCGTTCACCGTGTTTGCCTCGCAAACTAGATTTGCATAAGGATTGCCATGCCAACCATTACTACATTAGGCACAGCATCCGCAAGGGCGTACGGTCTTTTTGGCGAAAGTTCTAATTCGTACTGGCTTTCATTTTTATTTGGAACCACGTTTGATCAAGCGCAAGGTGTTTTGGTAGATGGCAATAAAAACGCTTATACAATAGGCCACACAAACAGCGACGGCGCTGGCTCAAATGATTTTTTGTTTACGAAATATGGCTATAACGGCACGGTCCAATGGAAAAAACTTCTTGGGGGGACTTCTGTTGACGAAGGCAATGGCGTAGCAATTTCAAGTGCTGGGGATTTGTACGTTGTTGGGATCAGTAGCGGTACTTTTATGCAAGCAGCAAAGTACAACTCGTCTGGGGTTGTGCAATGGCAAAGAAGAATAAATAACGGAAATTTTCAAGGAGTGGTTGTTGGCGCATCTGGAAATGTGTATATTTGTGGAGGCTACAGAAATCCAACAACCGGATTTAATAACGCTTGCGTTGTAAAAATAGACTTTGATGGTGTAGTTCAATGGACTAAACTTTTGGGGCTTGGCACTTCTTCTACAGAAAGATTTTATGGAATTGCGTTAGATTCTTCAGAGAATGTCTACGTTGCAGGTTACTCTACTAACGGCGGGGCAACAAGCGGACTCGCTATAATTGCAAAATACAATTCATCGGGAACTATCCAGTGGCAACGCACAATAACTTCATCGCTGCAAACTACTAACTATGGAATCGCTGTTGCTTCGTCTGGATATTTGTATGTAGTTGGTGGTCAAGGCGGAACGGGCGGCGGTGTAGGTTCAACAAATGTTACTTTTTTAGTCAAATGCAACTCTAGTGATGGAACGTATGTTTGGCATAGGACTCTTGCCGATACATCATTTGACGGCGGCTTGGGTGTTGCATTAGATAGCTCGGAAAATATTTACATTACTGGCTTTACTAGAGCAACTTCGGCTGATAAAGACGTTTTAATTGCAAAATACAATTCATCGGGAACCATTCAATGGCAACGGGTCTTTTTTGGTTCTGGTGGAGATGATACTGGGAATGGTATTGCGGTAGACGCATTTGGAAATATGTATATAGCTGCTTTGCTTGGTTTCTCATCTCCAAACGGTTCTAGCGGAAATATAAAACTACCAACTGATGGTACAAGAACTGGAACTTACGGCAGTTGGGTATATCAGGCGTCTTCGTTAACTTCGCCAACCATCACGGTTACAACGCCCACAGCATCATTAGTTGACACTGCTGTTACGATAACATTGGCTACTAGCTCGTTAACGGCAGCAGACGCGGACTTTATAACTTCTTCGGTGACCCCACTATGAGCGACACATACATCAAACTTTCTACTGGCGAGTACCCTCGGCACATTGGGGACATTCAGATCGACCCTGCTGGGGCAAACGACTACGCCCCCGTTGAATGGGTGGACCGCCCAGCTATAAACCTAGAGCGCGAGCGTGCTCATGTTGGGCAACCTATTCAGACAAACGGGCAGTGGTTTACCAACTGGGTGATTACGCCGATCCCCGATTCTGAACAAGCGGAAAAGGTTCGCGCCCAACGCGACGCTCTACTGGCTAAATCTGATTGGACCCAGCTCCCAGATAGTCCTGTTGATAAGGCTTTGTGGGCAACGTACCGGCAAGCACTTCGTGACGTACCAAGTCAGTCCGGGTTTCCTTGGACGGTAACTTGGCCCTAGTAATTTTCCTGTCTTACACACTCGGTAAAATACCGGCGGGCATTCGCCCGTCTAACCCCGGAGATTTCCATGAAAGACTTGATCATTGATGCGATTGACGGCTCGGAGCCGATTGATGCGCTAAACGGTTTGTTCTCTGTTGCGTTTGCTGTTGCTATTGAAAGCGGCATCAACGAGTTCACCTTGTCATCGCTCTTTTCTTCTCACATCGAAGCACAGTTTGAAGTTGCTGCCAACGCAGTTGCTGAAGCAGGCGACGCTGAAGAAGCTGAAGAAGACGAAGACGAACAGACCGACAACTAAGGTCCGGCCCCGGTGCGCCCCACCGGGGTATTTCAATGCTGTTCTGCGCTGTCTGCCGTGGAGAGTTTCTCCGAGAAGACCTTATTGTCCACGGTCGTAGGAACTATTTTCTCTGTAGCGCGTGCAAGGCAGACGTAAACCGTCTTGATCGTTTTGGATTGTCCCCCTCAGATTATGACTTCCTGTTGAAACTTCAGGGGTATAATTGCGCTATCTGTCACAAACCCCTCAAGCTCAAGCAGTACAAGTTTGCAGTAGACCACTGCCACGACTCTGATGATGTTCGTGGGATTTTGTGTGTGCGGTGTAACACAGCGCTAGGTAGCTTTGATGATGACCCGGACATGATCTTGCGAGCCGCAGAATACTTGAACAGTCCGCCAGCCTTGGGTAGAGTCAAGAAACATGACGGGCGCAAAAAGGTGACATTCCTTCGGGACGAGTACATAAGGATGCACGGAAATGGCTAACTTCAACTCTGCCTTTGAGCAAATGATCCGCGACGAGGGCGGCTACGTTCTTCACACTATTCCCGGTGACACGGGCGGGATGACCTATGCAGGAATTG